CGTCGCGGCTCTCGAGTCTGGCAAGACGAACGATTCGGACGAAAAGACCGAAGAGAAGAAGGAAGAAACCAAGGACGACGATGGTGATGGCGACGGCGACGACGACATGACCGAAGACGAAGAGGAAAAGAAGGACGACAAGACCTACGATTCCGCCTCGTTCCTCGACGAATTCCAGGATGCCAAAGCCCGCGCTGAAATCCTCGCACCCGGCGTGAAGCTGCCGACGTTCGATGCGAAGGCCGCCGGCAAGACGACCGCTGATTCGATCTGCGTGCTTCGCCGTCGCGCCCTGCGTGCCGCGCTGACCAACGACAACGCTGACCTGGTGCGAGCAATCACTGGCGACGCTGATGTGTCGAAGATGGACTGCGCTGCCGCCAAGATGGCATTCCATGCCGCATCGGAACTCGTCAAGCGCAAGAACATGACTGTTGCGCGCAAGACGACCGACGCTGCAGCCGAAGCAACAGACATCAACAAGATCCACGCCGATTTCTGGGCGAACCGTAAGTAAGGAGCCTCTGACATGCCCTCGTTGCAAGCTTATCAATTCCGCATGCCGGCAGGTTTCGCTGGCGATCTCCAGCGCGCTGAAGTCGCGACGATCGAAACGCAGTTGATCGATTCGTCCGCCCCGCCGACCGTGTTTGGCGTGGCCGTCAAGTACGTGTCGGGCAAGGTGCAGCCGATCAACAATGCGGCCGACACTGCCGCTCTGGTTCAAGGCGTGAATCTGCGCCCCTACCCGATCCAGGGTAACGGCACGGACCCGCTGGGCACGTCGACGCCGCCGATCGCAGGCGTGACCGACATCCTGAAGCGCGGCTACGTGATGGTCTCGCTGGGCGGTGTCACTGCCGCGACCAAGGGCGGCACCGTGTACGTGCGCGTCGCTACGCCGTCTGCTGGCAAGCCGCTCGGTGGCTTCGAAGCCGCGTCGGACACGACCAACACGGTCGCCATGCCGTCGAACTGGTACTTCACTGGCCCCGCAGATGCCTACGGGATCACAGAAGTCGCGGTGAACATCTAAATCCCCGGCGCGTAACAACGCACCTATCAGAGCCCCGCTTCGGCGGGGTTTTGCATTTCTGGAGCAATAAATCAATGGACATGTCTGTTCAAAAATTCCTCAAGCGCCGGGAAATCGCTGAAGCGTCGCGCAAGTTCGCACGTCACTTCACGACCGATGGCATGATGACCTACGATCAGATGACGATCGACTCGACCGGTGCATTCCTGATCGGCCAACTCGAACGTCTTGACCAGACGCTCAACGAGCCGCTGGTCGAATTCACCTGGTCGCGTGACGTCGCAATCCGCACGGACGTTTCGCCGGCTGACGAACTCGCGTCGTTCACCAACTCGGCATTCGCCATGAACGGCGGCATGACGCCGGGCGGCATCAACTGGATTTCGAACGAAGGCAACGCGATTGCCGGCCCGTCGCTCGACATCGGCAAGACCGCTCAGGCAGTGCGCCTGTGGGGTGCTGAAGTCAAGTACACCGTGCCCGAACTGGTGAAGGCGCAAGCCCTCGGCCAGCCGGTCGATGCGCAGAAGGTCGAAGCAATGAACCTCAAGCGCAACATGGACCTGGATAACCTGGTCTATTTCGGTGATTCGACGATCGGCACGTCTGGTCTGGTCAACTCGACGGCGATCATCACGCCGACGAACGTACCGACCGGTGGATCGGGCACGCAATGGACGACGAAGACGCCCGCCCAGATCCTCGCGGACGTCAATGAAGTCCTGACGACGACCTGGCAGAACGCCGGCTGGAAGGTCATGCCGAACCGCCTCCTGTTGCCTCCGGCGCAGTATGGTTACCTCGCTGCGACGATGGTCAACACCGCGGCGAACTACTCGATCCTGACGTATCTGCTCGAGAACAACATCTGCACCAAGTCGGGCACGAAGCTGGAAATTCTCCCGCTGAAGTGGCTGATCGGCGCGGGTGTCGGTGGCACGCCGGGTGTGCTCGGTACGGTTGACCGCATGGTCGCGTACAACAACGACAAGAAGTACGTTCAGTACCCGATGACGGAACTGCAGCGCACGCCGCTGGAATATCGTTCGCTCTACCAGATCACGACCTATTGGGCGCGCTTTGGTCAGGTCGAATTCCGTTACGCAACCACGTTCGGTTATCGCGACGGCATCTAAGCGGCTGCCGGGAGCCGTTGCAATCGACGCCTCCCGGCAAATTCCCGGAGCATAATATGACCCGTATCGCCAATCAGGATTTCACCCTGACCCGCGACGATTACCGGCCGCTGTATTTCAAGGCGGGCGATGAGATCCCCGCAGAGTACGAATCGCACTGGTTCGTGCTGCATCACACAGACGAAGTGCGCGCAGTCGAAGTAGAACCCGAAGAGAAACGCAAACCCGGCCGACCTGCTAAATCATGACAGTCACCCCTGCTCAGCTACGCTCTGACTTCCCGGAATTCGCGGATCTCGTGCAATACCCGGATTCGCTGGTCCAGACATGGCTGACGGTGGCGGCGTCTCTGGTCAATCCGACCAGATGGGTTGAGTTGACCAACATCGGCATCGAGCTCGTGACGGCGCACCATCTGGTGCTGTCGATGCGCGATCAGACCGCCGCGGCAGTTGGCGGCATTCCCGGAACGATGACCGGCCCGACGTCGGCTAAGGCTGTCGACAAGGTCAGCACGAGCTACGACACCGGCGCTGCTGCGCTGGATGGCGCAGGATTTTGGGCGCTCTCGTCGTACGGAATTCGGTATTTAAGCCTCGCCCGCATGATGGGAGCGGGTGGTCTTCAGATAAACGGACGATGTTGAAATGAAATCTGGCGCAACGATGACGACTGACAAGATGCAGTCGATTATCGACGCCATCAACAAGCTCACAAAGAAGGATGTGCTGGTCGGCATCCCCGACAGCGCTCCTGAGCGAACCGACACGCCGATCACGAATGCTCAGATCGGCTACGTCATGGAGACCGGCTCTCCTGCCCATAACGTCCCTGCCAGACCGTTCCTAGTGCCTGGCGTCGCCGATGTGCAGGACCAATGCGCTGACCGACTTGGGAAAGCCGCCGATGCCGCGCTGAGCGGAAATCAGGCCAGCGCAGAACGGCAGATGACGGCAGCCGGGTTAATTGCCGAATCGTCCGTCAAGAAAAAGATTGGCAGCAACATCCCGCCCGCCCTGTCACCCGAAACGATCCGCAATCGCCACAAATCGCGTCAGACAAAGAGCATACGCGCTGACGAGAACGCATATCTGAAGGCGGTTGCTTCAGGAACTGATCCGGCGCAGGCCCAGACTGAGGCGGGCATCATCCCATTAATAAACAGCGGTGCCCTTCGCAATTCAATTACCCACATCGTGCGCGACAAAGACTAGCCATGCCCCCACTTTTGGACGTCAGCGAAATTTTATTGGACATCGATTTCGTCGATAGCCTGGTCTGCGCGCGGCAAACTCAGACCGTTGATGACAATGGCATCGCGACGGATAGCGCAGTACCAACGCCCTTCTACGGCGTCGTGACAAACAACACGGGCGACCTGTTGATGCGTCTGGCTGAAGGGTCGCATATCAATGGCTCGATCACGGTACACAGCCGTTTCCTGCTGCAGGCTGGCAGTGACGGGCAGGACGCCGACATCGTGACGTGGAACGGCAGGAGTTATACCGTTACCAACGTCGGTGACTGGTCCCGGTTCGGTATCGGCTTCACTGCGGCGAATTGCGAACTGATCCCGCTTTCAGGGGGTTCCAATGGCTAACGATTCGAGCGCTGCGGGATACCTCCAGCCAACAGGTTCGGCACCGCCAGAAGACGCAGACCTCGATTCGATCTTTCAACAACTGATCGTCGGCATTACTGGATTGCCCGGCAACATGGTTCGGCCTCGCTGGCAGGCGACAGTACCGAAGCAGCCCGAGCCCGCGACGAACTGGTGCGCGGTCGGTGTGACGGGTATCGAGCACGACGCTAACTCGTACGAACAGCTTAATCCTGCTGGCAACGAAACGTTTATCCGGCACGAAATCATCACGGTCCTGTGCAGTTTCTACGGCACCGGCGCACTGAACTTTGCCTCTCAGGCGCGAGACGGCATGTATGTCGCGCAGAACAATTCGACGCTCGACCAGTTCGAAATGGGCCTCGTTGAAGTCGGGTCGATCGTGACCGCTCCAGACCTCATCAATCAGCAATGGGTGCGCAGGTTCGACCTGTCCATGCGAATCCGCCGGCGCATCGTCCGCACATACCCGATTCTCAACATCCTGTCCGCACAGGCGACAGCGAAGTCTGAAACCCAGACTGAGCAGATCATCGTCGACCAGTAACACCTCACGCAACGCTTTCTGAGCCCGCCACTGCGCGGGCTTTTTTCATTGGGATATCCACAAATGACGACGAGTCAACTTCCTATCTCTCGCCTGATTCAGGGGACAGTGAATCTGTCGCCGAACGCGGCACAGGCGCAGAACCTGAATACCGAGTTGATTCTGGGCTCGTCGCCTGTGATCGATGTCGCATCCCGGATGCGCGAGTACTTCAGTTCGTCGGCAGTCGCCGCGGACTTCGGCACGACGGCGCCTGAATTCCTTGCCGCACAGGCATGGTTCGGCCAGTCGCCGCAGCCGGCCAACGTGCTGATCGGTCGCTGGGCACAGACGGCCACGAACGCGCAACTGTTCGGCGCGACGCTTTCGGTTGCCCAGCAGGCTATCGGCAACTTCACGCCGATCACTGCCCCCGCTTTCTCGATCACGATCAACGGTACGCCTTTCACGATCTCGCCCGCCAGCTTCGGTTCGTCGGTCAACCTGAACGGTATCGCTGCACTGATCCAGACGGCCCTTGCTGCCGCAGTCGCCGGTTCGACCTGTGTCTGGAATTCGAGCTTCGCACAATTCCAGATCACGGACGGCACGACGGGCGCAACGTCGACGCTTAGTTTCGCCTCGGCTCCGACTGCGTTCGGCTCGCTCACTTTCGCACTGAACCCGAGTGCAGCTGCCACGATCACGATCGGCGGAACTGTCGTGACGTTTGTGACGTCGCTGACAACTGGCAATCAGATTCTGATTGGCGCGAACCTCGCCGCGACGCTCGCGAATGCCGTTACGTTCCTCAACCAGTCGTCTGACACGAATCTGGTCAAGGCAACCTACTCGGTCAATCAGGCTGGCACTGCGATCCAGGTTGTCTACAAGACGCCTGGCACGGCTGGCAATGCATTCACGCTTGCCGCATCGGTTGCAACTCCTTCCGGCGCGACCCTGACGGGCGGCAGCGGTACGGACATCTCGGCATTGCTCGGCATGACCTCGGCATCGTCGGGCGCATTCGTCGCCAACGGCGTAGCGGCAGAAACGGCAGTTCAAGCCGCTGCGCTGTTCGATAACCAGTTCGGCCAGCAATGGTACGGCCTGACCGTCCCGCAAGCAGCGGATGCAGATCATCTCGCGCTCGCAGCGTTCATCGAGTCGACGAACAACAAGCACTTCTACGGCGTCACCACGCAGGAAGCGGGAGTTCTCAACTCGGTCACGACGACCGACATCGCCTCCCAGCTTCAGGCTCTCGGCTTCAACAAGACGTGCAGCCAGTTCTCGAGCAACAGTGCGTATGCGGTGAACTCGCTGCTCGGTCGCCAGTTGACGGTGGATTACACCGGCAACAACACGGTGATCACGCTGATGTTCAAGCAGGAGCCGGGTGTTGCGGCGGAAACGCTCAACGCCACGCAGATGTCGGCTCTCGAAGGCAAGAACTGCAACGTCTTCGTCGCGTACAACAACGGCACGGCAATCATCGAGCCGGCCAAGGTCGCATCGGGCGAGTACATCGACACGATCGTCGGCATGGATGCGTTCTGTATCGATGTGCAGACGGCGCTGTTCAACCGCCTGTTCACGAGCACGACGAAGATTCCGCAGACCGATCCGGGGATGCACATCCTCGCGACCGACATCGAAGGGGTCTGCCAGCAGTACGTCAACAACGGTCTCTTTGCTCCTGGCGTCTGGAATAGCGGTGGCTTCGGCACGCTGAACCAGGGCGACTTCCTGCCGAAGGGCTACTACGTCTTTCAACCCCCGGTTGCATCGCAGAGCCAGGCCGATCGCGCTGCACGCAAGTCAGTACCGTTCCAGATCGCTGTGAAGCTGGCTGGTGCAGTGCACTCGATAAATTTTGCAGTAACCGTTCAGCCGTGATCGCCTAACCAAGCGGAGAATTCAAAATTAGCACGTACTCATTCCAGGATTTTGCGCTCACGCTGACCGGCCCTGGCGGTTCAATCACTCTCGGTGACGGCGCGGGCGATGCAAAAGAAGGTGTCACCTTCGAGTTCGTCGAAAACGCCAACACGATGGTCATCGGCGCAGATGGCACCGCCATGCACAGTCTGAACCCAGGCAAAGGTGGCCGCGCCACTGTTCGCCTGCTGAAGACCTCGCCGACCAACGGTAAGCTCTCGGCGATGTACAACTTTCAGCGTACGTCGTCAGCCAACTGGGCGCAGAACGTCATGGCTGGCTCGGACATCGTCCGTGGCGAGCAGTATTCCTGTCAGCAGGTAGCGTTCTCGAAGTTCCCGAACAACACCTTCGCGATGGAAGCCGGCACGATCGAATGGGTGTTCGACATCGGCGTGATGGACCCGGCTCTTTCGATCGGGATCTAACCCATGAATGACATCGTAGAAGTCGGCGGCCAGAAGTACCGGATTGGCCGCATCGACGCGCGCAAACAGTTCCACGTTGCACGTCGGTTGGCTCCGTTGCTGGCTGGCATGAGCAGTGTGCCGGACAAGAGCGCGGGATTTGCCGCGTTCCTCGGTCCGCTCACCGATGCGCTCTCCGGCATGTCGGACGAGGACGTGGATTACGTTCTGGACATCTGCTTGGGCGTATGCCAGCGCATCCAGCCAAACGGCCAGGGCGCACCGGTAATTGCCCGCGGCGGCAGCCTCATGTTCGAAGACATGGACATGGGCCAGATGATCCAGCTTGCAGTGAAGGTGATCCAGGAGAATTTGGGCGGTTTTTTTCCCGGCGAGGCAGCGGCGTAAGCGCGAGCCAATCGGCAAACGTCTCGCTGCTTTCGCTGCCTGATGGCGAGGACTGGCTACTACAGCCTGTCATGGAAGGTCTGTGCAAGTACGAATCCCTGATAGACGGGACTCTCGCGCTGGAGGATGTAGCGCTTCTTAACGACGCGCTGGCCGTGAGAAATGCCAATGAAGAAATAATGCGACAGCAAGCGGAGCGTAATCGATGAGCGATTCTGGAGTATTGCGCGAGTTTCTCGTCCGCTTGGGATTTTCTGTCGACGCCGCCTCGATGAAGAAGTTCGAGGCATCCGTCGAAAGCGTCACGAAGTCGGTCAAGGAAGTTGGGATCGGTGTCGCCGCTGCTGCAACCGGCATCGTTGCAGGCGTAAAGATCATCTCCAGTCAGATGGAGAATCTTTACTACGCCTCACAGCGTACTGGCGCGACGGTCGGCAACATCATGGCGCTGCGGTATGCCGCCGGCCAGATCGGACTCACTGCAGACCAAGCGCAGGGTGCATTAGAAAACTTCGCGCGGACGCTGCGCCTGAATCCCGGTTCAAGTAGCCTGCTCGATTCGCTAGGCGTCACCGGCAAAGACCCGGCAGAGAAGTTCGACAGTTTCATCGCGAAAGCGAAGACGATGCAGCCCTATGTGGCTGCAGCCTATGCGCAGTTGTTCGGCATCGACGCCGACACGCTGCTGATGCTCGAGAACGGGCAAGACAAACGTCTTGAGGCTGAGCGTCAGTATCACCAGAAGCTCGCCGCGTTCGGCATCGACCCCGATCAAGCCGCAAAGGCCGGCGTCGATTTCAATAACTCGCTTCGGTCGGTCAAGGACACGTTTAGCGATCTGTGGATCGTTATCGAGTCCAAGCTAGCGCCCGTCCTCACGCCACTGGTCGACGAGTTCGAGAAGTTCGCCGAGAATCATGCTGGCGAGGTGGCGCAGGGAATCGCCGATGCGGTGCAAAGCCTTGCCAACTGGATTCAGAGCGTCAACTGGAAGAAGGTTGGCGACGACATAACGACTGTCTACCATGCGATTGGCGGGCTGAAAGGCATCCTGATCGGTCTCGCTGCGATCCAACTGATGCCGCTCGTGACGGGCATTCTCAATCTGGTGTCGGCAGTTGGCAAACTAGGCGCGGTCGCAGCAGGCGGCGCAATCGGTGGGTTGCTGAAGGTGTTGGGACCGATCGCGCTGATGTTCCATAGCGAAGACCTGGACACCGGCGAAGACGAGTACCTGGCGAAAAGGCGCGGCGGCGCTCCGACGATTGATGGGCCGCAGGCGAATGACGGCGAACAATTCGGGCAGATCATTGAATTGCCGCCTGAGACTCAGAAGTCTACCGCACAGGCTCCGAGGGGCATCCGCAACAACAATCCTGGAAACATCGTCTACGGCAAGTTTGCGCAGTCGATGGGCGCAACCGGATCGGATGGCCGATTCGCCGTGTTTCAGTCGATGGAAGACGGCATCAAGGCCGCGGTCAAGTTGCTCGAAGGCTATGTCGCCAAAGGCACCGACACCGTGCGGAAAATCATCTCCAAGTGGGCGCCGGCTAACGAGAACAACACCGCGGCGTATGTCGATGCAGTCGCCAAGAAACTCGGCATTTCTGCCGACACCAAACTGAGCGGCGATCAACTCGGCGGCGTTGCCAATGCGATCTTCCAGCATGAGAACGGACGGGCCTTCGGAAACGTCAGTTCGCTCAGTGGCGCGCGCCTCGGCGCTGGTGGCGGCAATTCGTCTCCGAGCATCAACATCCAGCAGCAGAACACGTTCCATATCCCCGGCTCGTCAGATCCGCAAGGTACGGCACGCGCTGTCGGTGGAGAGCAAAGCCGTGTTAATGGCGACCTCGTAAGAAACTTCGCTGGAGCATTTAGATGAGCGCAATTGGGAACGCAGTTGCGGCAGGACAGATCCTGATCCAACTGCTAACCCATAAACCGAAGCGTGGGTTTGATGATGGATCGGGATCGTTGTTCGTTCCGGACGCGACGATCGAGGAAGTGCATAGTGACGATCTTGAAATCACCGACCATCCCGTCGAACAGGGAACGGTAATTTCGGATCACGCTTTCAAGCGTCCATCCGAGTTGATTATCACGGCCGGCTGGTCGGACAGCCCGAACAACTCCGGCCTGGCCAACCAGATCGTAGGCGCAGCAGCAAACGCCAGCCCAGCGTTGCAAGCCATCCTAGGTGTGACGCGTACCATCGGCGGCATCGTTGACATGTTCGCTACTAGGGGATCCGTGTCGCCGTCCCAGGCCGCATATGATCAACTGCAGGACATGCAGAACAATCGCATCCTGTTCACGATATTCACCGGGAAGCGCGTCTATCGGAACATGCTGGTCAAGTCGCTCGCAACGACGACGGATGCGAAGACCGAAAACAGTCTGGTCATCCGCATTGGATGTCGACAGCTTTTGATGGCGCAGACGCAGACTGTCACGGTGCCTGACTCGTCGGTGATGGCGAACCCCCAACAGAACGGCGCGACGGTGAATAGCGGTGTCAAGTATCCCCTGCCCTCGCCGAACATCAACACGACCGCTCTACCGCAGTTCAACTCGTCGGGTCAGCAGGTATGACGACCTATTTTGAAATCCCGCTTTCGCCCGAGCCGCAGACTTTCAATATCGCACTGGCTGGCGTGACCTACGGATTCACGGTTCGCTGGAATGTGCCGAACGCCTCATGGATCATCGACATCTCAGACGCGAGCGGCAACCCGATCGTGTCGGGCATTCCGATGGTGACGGGAGCCGATCTGCTCGAGCAATACGGCTATTTGTCGTTCGGCTTCGCATTGGTTGCGCAGACCGATAACGCTCCTGACGTCGTGCCGACATTCGACACGTTGGGGCAGACTAGCCACCTCTACGCCATAACCCCATGAACCAGTTCGGACGCAAAGCAACGTTGGTCGTCTCGACGGGTACGGTTGGTCTTGATCTGTCGGATTTCCGCTTTACGTTCCGGACGACGAACTCGGACGCGCAGACGCCGAATACGCTGTATGTCCGGGTGTACAACCTCTCGCCGCAGACCGTCGCGAAGATCGGCACGAACACCAGCACTGAGTTCAGCACAATCACGCTCCAAGCTGGATATGAAGGCGGGAACTTCGGGATTATCTTCAGCGGTTCTATAAAGCAGACGGCGACGGGCCGTGAGCGCAATGTCGACTCGTATATCGACATATGGGCCGCTGACGGCGATCTGTTCTCGAACTACGCAATCAGCAACTTCTCTCTTGCTGCTGGACAGTCGCCTAAGCAAGTCATCGATGCAATCACGGGTGCAGCATCGTCCAACGGTGCGCCTCCGATCAAGTTCGCGAGCGACGCAAATACGCTGATCGAGGGATCGGCGGCCGGCACTGCCACCGTTCTTTCGCGGGGGAAAGTGCTTTTTGGGATGTCCCGCGACTATGCGAGAGACTGGGCCGACAAGTATGGCTTCCGCTGGTCGATCCAGAATGGCGAGTTCGTGCTGGTGCCCATTGCTGGTTATCGTCCGGGAGAAGCGGTTGTTCTGTCATCGACGACCGGCCTTATCGGCGTGCCTGAGGCAACGGACGGAGGCGTCCGCGTCCGCGCCCTGCTCAATCCACTGATCCGCATCGGCTGTCTCGTGCAGATCGCAAAATCGGATATCAACCAGATCACGACGCAGCAGCAGGGTTTGAAGTATGCGCCGGCCATCGCGACCGTAGTAACGGCGGCGGGCACATATCGAGTGATGCAAGCAGAGTTTTCGGGCGATTCCAGGGGCGCCGAGTGGTATGTCGACATGATCTGCCTTGCGGTGGACGTCTCGGCGAGCAACCAAAGCCAGTCTGTTGCGGCGGCGGGTTAGCGCTCGACCATGTTCGGGATTGTGACGCCCGCAAATGGTCGACCATCCTTCATCTTGCCCCAGACTACCGGGATAACACCCATCTCCATCCTGACATTCATCGGCGTTCCCTCCGGAACAAACTGGCACCGGTAGTCCGATGGTCGGGGCTCCGCGCCATAGTCGTAGCCATTGAGCAATGCTCCCTGCTTTCTCAATTCCGGCGATAGCGACTGGCGGGCATGTCGGGCCTGGTTTATCTGACCGTATAGCCAGTTCGCCTCATCCATTGACGGGCAGACGATCGCGCCGTCGACTAGATCCATGCCTTTGGCGGTAGGTTGCTTCGGTTCGGGCTTAGGCGTGAGCATTACTTGATCTGCGGGCTTTGGGCGAACGGTGTAGTTATTTCCTGCCCACCGTTCAAACACGCGAGAAGCGTAATCACCAGTCTGCCCAAAAGCTGGCATGGCAATCGTGGCCATAAGCGCAAAAGCGGAAATTTTCATCTGATACCTCATGCTCCAGTTAGAACGCGTTAATGACTCGCAGGAAGCGTTACGCCTGGCGCTGGACGGGCATCAGGCGCAGGTCTGGACGGCGCTGCCGGCGATTATAGAGAGCTTTGATCCGGGCGCTGTGACGTGTGTCGCCCAGCCTGCAATCAAGGCTCAGGTTCGGGCGCCGGATGGCTCGACGCAATGGGTCTCATTGCCCCTTCTACTCGATTGCCCCGTCGTGTTTCCCCGCGGTGGCGGCTGCACGCTAACATTCCCGGTCGCACAAGGCGATGAATGCCTGGTGATCTTCGCCTCGCGCTGCATTGATGCGTGGTTCACCGCGGGCGGCGTCCAGGTTCAATCCGAATTCCGGATGCACGACCTGTCGGACGGCTTTGCCCTTCCCGGCCCGTTCTCGCAGGCCACGAAGATCAGCGGTATCAGCACGAGCAAGGCGCAACTGCGCAGCAATGACGGCTCGACATTCGTTGAACTCGATCCCGCCGGCCAGATCGTCAATGTCGTGGCACCGGGTGGCATGACGCTCACGACGCCCACAGTGACGATCACTGGCGTCATCAACGTTCAGAACCAGCAGGGAGCGCCAACGGCAAGCACCATAGCCGGCAGCATGACTGCGAGCGGCACGATCACCGGCCAGACAGACGTAGTCGGTGGCGGGAAGTCACTCAAAACTCATACGCATAGCGATCCCCAGGGTGGAAATACGGGGCCGCCGAACTAAGGATTCGCATGAGATACCGGACGCTAGACAGCAATTCGGACTACACATTTGGTCAGGCTGGTCAAAATTTCCTCGTCGATTCCCCTGCTGCGGTCGCCCAAGCCATCCAGACGCGCCTCAAATTGATAGCCGGCGAGTGGTTTTTGGACCAGACCGCCGGCACGCCCTACAACTCGCAAATCCTCGGCGCAGGCACTGAAGCGACGCGCGATCTCGCGGTGCAAACCGTCATCCTCGAGACGCAGGGCGTGACCGAGATCGTCGATTACGCAAGTTTTCTTGATCCATCGACGCGCCAATTCACCGTCGCCGCGACCGTCAATACGCAATTCGGCCAGACAACTATCACCCAGGCTCTCTGATGGCGACAACTTTTCCGCTTACGACGTTGGCTGCCACGATCTCGTCGACGGGGATTAGCGCGCCCTCATTCAACGACATTCTTTCCAGTCTGACTGCATCGTTCCAGAGCATCTACGGCAGTGACATTTATGTCCAGCCCGATAGCCAAGACGGGCAATTGCTGGCGTTGATCGCCCAGATCATCAATGACGGCAACCAGGCCGACATCACCACATACAACGGCTACTCTCCGACCTTCGCCCAAGGCGCAGCGCTTTCGAGCCAGGTCAAGATCAACGGCTTGCGCCGCGACGCATCGAGCAACAGCACGGCGGTCGCATCACTGGTTGGTCAGGTCGGCACGCCGATCAATAACGGCGTTGTGCAGGACACGAATAAGAATCTGTGGAACCTGCCGGCGTCTGTTGTCATCCCGGTTAGCGGGACCATCGACGTCACTGCAACTGCGCAGCAACCGGGCGCGATTACGGCCATTGCCGGCGCGATCAATGGGATTAATACGCCGACACGCGGATGGCAATCGGTGACGAATGCTGCTCCGGCAACGCCAGGCGATCCGGTCGAGACTGACTCGGCACTTCGCCAGCGTCAGGCTACGTCAACGTCGCTAGCCGCTCTGACGCCTCTGCAGGCCATCAAGGCCGCTGTCGGCAACGTGCCCGGTGTTGGTCGGTTCGAAGTCTATGAGAATCAGACTGGCACCACGGATGCCAACGGTGTGCCGGGTCACTCGATCGCTGTTGTTGCCGAAGGTGGCGACATCACGACGATCGCCCAGACCATCGAGGCGAAGAAATCGCCGGGTACAGGTACGTTTGGCACGACTTCCGTCACTGTCACCGATCCTGCTGGCGTGCCGATCACGATCAATTTCTTTGAGATGACCGAGGAAGCGGTTCTCGTTCAGGTCAAGATCGTCCCGATGACCGGCTTTGTGTCGACGACGTTCACCCTCATCACGAACGCGCTAGTGACGTATCTGACCAGCTTCGCCATCGGGCAGGATTCGCTGCTCGGCAAGCTGTTCGGCGCGGCCAACCTGTACGGCGACGCGGCGACATCCAGTTCGGGACTATCGCAGGCGCAACTCGACGTGTTGAGTAACACCTACAACCTGCCGGTCACGAACATCTTCCAAGGCCGCGGCGACATGCTTGTGACGGGTGGGCCGTATAACGCTGGCGCCGTGACGATCAATGTTGCGAACGTTGCGAGTCTCGCGAACGGTCGATCGATCATCGTCAACCAGACGGACGGCTCGCAACTGACAGCCACCATCACCGGCATCGTCGGAAGCGTAGTGACGTTCACGCCGGCCATCGCAGCAGGCAAGACGATCAACGCAGGCGCGCAGGTGCTGGTGAACGGCGATCTGGTCATAGCGTTTAACGAAGGCGCGCAATGCGTCGCTGCTGACATCAATGTGACGACGTAAATGGCCGCTCAACTCACCGACTACACATCGCTCATAACGTCGGAGCATGCGGACAAGCCGAATTTCATGGCAATGGTCTCGCTGCTCGCTCAGTGGGCGGTGGACCGGCGGAATCTGCTGGCGTCGATTCCCGGTCTGTATGACATCGATAGCGCGGTAGGTCAGCAACTCGATCGCGTGGGCGAATGGGTGGGGATAACGCGCAATCTTGAGTTGCCCCTGACCAGCGTCTACTTCAGTCTTGACGCAACCGGGCTTGGCTTTGATCAGGGGACCTGGAAAGGGCCATTCGATCCGACGACGGGTCTTGTCGCCCTGCCAGATGATCAATACCGGATTCTTCTCTATGCAACCATCGCGGCCAACAGTTGGGACGGGACGGTTCCCGGAGCCTACGCAGCATGGGACACGGTTTTTCGGCCGCTAGGGTATTCAATCCTGATTCAGGACAATCAGGATATGACGATGACCGTCGCGTTGACGGGGCCCGCTCCGGATGCTGTGACCTATGCGCTTTTCACGGGTGGCTACCTAAACCTTCGGCCTGCCGGCGTTGGGATAACTGGGTACTACCTGCCCAGCATTCCTGGCCAACCGATTTTTGGCCTCGACGTTGAGAACGCTGCCCTCGCGGGGTTTGATGTAGGTTGCTGGGCCACGCTGAACCAGAACGGATTGCGAGTCCTGGACTTCACCTTCATTCTCGACACATCTACGCTGGCATAGCCCGGCCGCCACACATAACCCCATTCCCCGAGCCCGCCACTGCGCGGGCTTTTGCATTTTCCGGAGCATGAATGTCCGCAGAACAAGACTTCCTCCCGTTTGCCGTTGGCTCGGGCGCAAACGTGCTGTCCCAGTCGGCATATGCGGCCTTGACCGCCATCATTCAGAATGGCTATCAGTCAGGCATCGCCAATTCTTCGCAGATGAACAAGACGTGGCGCCAGTCGTCGATCATGGCGTCGGTGCTTGCACAGTTCATCGTGCAGCAGACCGGTCAGCCGGCGATCGATGATGGCACGACGGCGACGTTGCTGGAGAATCTGACGGCGGCAGTTGGCGCGCAATCCGTGGTGCCGGTTGGCGCTGCGCGTAACCTGTCGATGAACGTGACAACGGCATCTGCGACGGCGACGATGACGGCCGAGGAGATCGTCGTCGGCTCTGCGCTCGGCGGCCTGAAATACACGCTCGCAAGCTTCAACAAGACTATCAACCTCGCGACGACTGGCGCGGGCGGCATGGACACTGGCACGGCGCCTGTATCGGGATGGATCGCTATCTATGCCATCTACAATCCGACAACCGGGACAAGCGCACTTCTCGCTACGAATGCGACTTCCGTGTCCGCACCCGAGGTCTATGGCGGAGCCAATAGGCCGGCAGGATATACGGCATCGGCGCTTGTGAGTGTCTGGAATACGAACGGAAGCGGGCAATTCGTTGTAGCCGTGCAACTAGGCAGGTGCATCGACTATCCTCCTCGCACGGAAATCACCATCAGCACAGCAACCAGCGGATTTACTCAGTCCGGGACCATTGCTGACATCCCGCTCAATGCGAGATTTGTAAACGGCTCCGTCACGTTTTCTGCATCGACGACGGGCAATCCGTCATTGAGCGTTGCAGCTGATGCGTCTGGAAGCGGGACGAAACAGCACCTGTTTCAGGGCGCAGCCGGAAACTATGGAAACTCTTTCTCGTCTCTCAAATTGACGGTCGCCCGTGCGATTTTCTTTGCCCTAAATCTTGGTGGCGCAACCGGTACGGCCACTTACTTTTTGACCGGATACGAGTTCTGACTATGAAACTGAACGTGATTTTCGAGGACTCATCGCAAACGATCATTTGCGGATGGTTTGCTGATCCACAGGAAACGTCGATCTGGCCTAATTTTTCTCAGATCGAAGACACAGATCAGAGATGGGCAAACTATTTCAACGGTTTGCCCGATTCAGTCAAATCGACTTTACCTCATCCGGCATAGGTCATGTCAGATTGTGCTCCCAGTACCGCATAGCTTTAAGCGCATGGTGGATGCAGTCCGGGCAGGGGACGAATGCGTTCCCCTGAGAACCGTTTTCGGCGGCATGATCGAGGTTCAGGAAATTCCAGCCGGCTGCCTGTCCGCACCATGTTCCCTTGTCGCCTCGTGCAATGTGGTGCACTTCCTTTTCCATATTTAGCCTCCTTCATGTGGGGGTGACGATTATATATCGTCAAATTAGAACCGATACGTCGCCATCAACACATGCGCGCCGGTCGCCAAGCCAGGGTATGGATTCCATTTCTGGCTGACCTGATAGTACCGATACGACAGCGAGATGGAGCCGCGCTCGACACTTGCACCAACGACATAGCCAACCTGCGGCGTCGTCTTGTGCGACAGGTCATGCCATTCGTTGTCCAGGCCATACAGCGACTCATGCCAGGTCTGCCAGTAGACCCACGCGCCGGCCTCGGCGCCAAGGCGCCAGCCGCGGTAGGTGTAGCCGACGTCGAGCGTCACGGGTATGCCTTGTAGATGACCGTGGCCGCTGAATGGGCTGTAGCGCTCGCCGCCGTAGTCGACGATCTGGTGCGTCTTGGGGTTGTACTGGTCGTCAGGTACTCCCATGACGGATGCGCGTTGCTCGCCGAGGTAGGTGTAGCCCAGATGCCATCGTACGTCCCAAGGCCCGCGCGACCAGACTGGTCCAGTGAAGCCCGCCAAAATGGCCGGGAAAGTCAGCTTCTCGTGATTGTCGGGCGAGCCGTCTTGGATCCAGACGCCATCGCCCATGTCTTTTGCAACACCGAAGCCTAGTCCGGCTTCGAAGCGGATGTAATCGGTTATGCCATCTGCATGAGCGCCGGCAGCCGCGCAGCCGAGCGACATCGCGACAGCCGCAGCCCGCCAGCGCGAGCCAGCAGTGCGATTCGATCGCGGAACGGCTACAGGTTGATGTACAGCGCGACGAACTCGTGAAGCTTGAACCACCCGATTTTGTGTGTGCATTTTATTGTGCTCCGACGACGGTCCGAACGAGCGGCGCGATAACAGCCTGCTCCTGCTTGGCTTTCAGTTGGGCGATGTAGGCGTCCGGGTAAAATCCGCTCGCCATATGATTGCACCAGCCAGTGACGCTCGAGATGTACGCGTACTGCTGGATCAGCGGGGCCTTGAACTGCGCCGCCGCGTCATCCATCGCCTGCACGTATGCGGCAAGTTGGGGATGGTCGCTATCGCAGACCGGCCCTGACTCTTCGAGAACCGGAACCTTGCCGGCTGCTCGAACTGCCACAACCCATGCCGCAAGATACTGCCGATAATCGTTGACCGTCTCGCCGCCAAGGGCATCATTCAGCGTGTGGCTTTCGATGACGATGGAGGCGGCGGAAGTCTTGATCCGGTCAGCGAATGGTGCTCCATTGCCGTCCATGCCCAGCATCTCGTTCTGAAGGCTGCTCGACGTCCCGCCTGTCGCGTGACTGCCGACCATGATCCCAGTATCGTTGAACTGGCTCTGTAGCAGTGCCTGGAGCGATTGCGGTTCGCTCGGCGTCACGAGCGACATCATGCCGAAACTGTTCGTTGTGAAGCCCGCAATCCCATCGTCGCCATAGACGTCGATCAGAACGACTGGCGTGGATGCCGGGACTGGCGCCGCAGCTGGAGTTGATGCGGGCTCGGGACTCGACGCTGGGACTGGCTCAGAGGCGATCGGCTCTGGTGTAGTTGGATCTGGCTCAGTCGGATTCGATGCCGAAACAGGCGCACTGGCCGGGATAGCCACTGGAATGATGGGCTTGGCTACGGCGGTTGGATCTGCGCTTGATCCGCCGCCACATGCCGCCAGACATACGCTCAGTCCGGCTATGACTCCTGCTCGCCAGCGGATTCCAGGTCGATCGTGGCCCCTGCCCGGCGCATGCGTTCCAATACGCGGGCGATAGCCTCGGCACCCAGTTCGTGTCGCGCCAACCCGAAGAACAGAGTCTGCGCGCTGATCTCCCGCCGCTTGTCTCCATTGTCCGTGTAGCCGCGCCAATGCCGGCCGCTCGATAGGCCGAACAGTTTCGCCATCTGTGCGCTCGACAGGCCCAGTTCGTCCTTGAGGCGCTGAAGCGCGTCCGCTGAAGGTGCTTCGTACTTCATGTCGAAGTGATCCATTGCCATTGAAGGCGCGAAAAATCCGGTCCATGTTGTTGTCCTCTCGGGGATTTTGGCCGCGCAATGTGCGCTTCCAGTAACGCGAATGGTAGGCGCAAAGTGCCTACGCAGTCAAGTAGAAACGCGCACAAATAAATGTTGTCGATCGTACGCAGCTAGCGTATAGTACTCTCCATGCGAGCAACCTTCGTCGAACTTCCACCGTTCCAGAAGTATCGGGCTGACTATTTGTCGGATGATGAATATCGGCTACTGCAGGAACAGATGCTCCTGAAGCCAGATTCCGGCGACGTGATCAAAGGGACTGGCGGCTTGAGGAAGTTACGCTTCGGCGACAAGCGGCGAAATAAGAGGAAGCGAGGCGGCTTGCGCATCATTTACTACTACTGGATCGAGGGCACCCAATTCTGGATGTTTTCTGTCTATGACAAGGACGAGATGGCCGATCTGTCCTCGGATGAGCGCAAATCCTTCGCTGCGTTGCTTGCGTTGGAAATTCGGATAAGGAGCACTCATGAAAAGGAATCTATTCGCTGAACTCAAGGAAGGCATGGAAGCGTTGGCCGCCGAGCGGGATGGCAAGGTAACGCTTCACAGGGTTCGCGTTGAAGTCCCGGATGCGGTGCAGGTCTCGGCAGATGAGATCAAGGCTGTCCGTGAATCTACCCATTCCTCGCAAGCTGTGATGGCAGCGCGCCTGCGCGTCAACAAGCGAACATATGAGAACTGGGAGCAAGGAAAGGCTAAGCCCAATGCCCAGGCTGCAGTGCTGATCAAACTGGTCGAAAAGCATCCCGAGACCTTAGCGCTGCTCGAAGAACTATGAGCATCTGAAGCGCAATAACGAAACCGGCCCCGAGCCGGTTTTTTTACGCCTGCTGCTCGCGGCGGTCCGCCCGCAGAAGCCTTTGTCCACAAGGGTTCGCAAAGTTTTTAGGCCAGCAAACGAGCAAATCCGGGCCGCCCGCTGCGCGTCGGTATTAATCACAAATTCAGACCATCCATGCCGCCCCACGCGGCCCTAGCATCAGGAGTCCCCATGCGCCTCAAAGCGTTCCTCGCCGCTTTCCTGCTTTCCACTGCGGCACATGCCCAGTTCACCCCTGGCCAGGTATTGACGGCGGCCCAACTCAATAGCCAGTTCAGCCTCAAGACGAGCAATGCTGCTGCAGCTATTACTGGTGGCACGATTACTGGCGCTACGATCTCCGGCCTGTTTGCGCCGATTCCGATCTCATCGGGCGGCACTGGTGCTACTACGGCAAGTGCGGCGCTCACCAACCTTGGTGGCGGCATCCTGACCCAGACTCTGTACGTCAGCAACACGGCAGGAAACGGGATGCCGGTGGGTTCTGACGCCAATCAGGGTGGATTCTCAGCTCCTTTCCTGACGCTTCAGCATGCTTTGTCGCTTGCTCCCGCGAACACCAAGATCGTGCTGAACTGCGGCACCTACACGCCATCAGCCGGGAACAACTTTGCAATCTCGAAGTCGGTCACTATCCAGGCTATCCAGAGCACATCACTTAGTTCACCTACCTGCGCAGTCCTTCAAGCCGCCTCGGGTCAGGCATCTATCGTCGAGGTGACCGGCAACGGAGTGTCCGTGACCCTGGATGGGATCGCCCTGGACGGCCAGAACGCCACCACACAGGCAATGCGGGTGGATAACTCCACGACTCCTGACGCTATCATGCTGAAAGGAGTGCTGTTCGCCAACGTCGGCGTTGACGGTCTGTCTGAAGGCACTGCCGGCAATTTCGCTCTGACGGCAACAAACATTGGTTGCGTCGGGTCACTGTCGGGGTCGTGCATCGATACCGGCCGCCATGCCGCTGGTAACGTCTCGATCAACGGTTTAACAGTCAATCTGACGACGAATGGATCGGGGTCGGCAGGCTACCTGTTCGACTTCGATGCCGAGACGGCCGGACTGACTGGCTCGATCTCCAACTGGTCCGGCTCGGTAGCCGTGACTGCTACGTCCAACCCCAATCACGCCATCCGCATCCTGAATTCACCGGGAGCATCAGTCACCTATGGCGGCGTGCCGTACGGGCAGACGACCTCGACTGGCTTCTTTTTGATGCAGGGCACGAGTTCGGGCAATTGCACGCCGGTGCTGATCGGAAACGACGGCACCAACCCGATAGAGGCAGACAACCCGGTCTACGCCTACAACCGGGTAGAGCAAGACTGCGTTGATGGTGGCCACTCGTCGATTCTTTGGGTGGCGGACGGCGATCCTGGCGTTCCCCTGCGCAACCTCGTCAAGCACGCCCGAAGCTATAACAACGTGGACATGGCGGGCCCGCACACGACGGCCGCAGACAACGTAGAGGGGCCCCTTTGCGGCTGGACATCAGACTGCTGGATTTACGACAACATCGTCCAGGGCTATCCGGGCATGCTGAATGGCGCTTACGGGGCTATCGAGAAGGGCGTTACTGGCGGATATGTTTTTGGCAATTTGGTCATAAACCCAGGGCATACCGGGCTGCTGGCGAAAGGGGGATCAGATTGGAACGGAGGTGTCGGGCCGCAGTTCTGGAACAATCGGGTTGTTGTTACCATTCCATTCTCCAGTGCCGTGATATGCCTGAATCAAGTCGTGGACGAAGCCGGGAATCCGGCGACTGGCTGGGTATTCGCCAATAACGATTGTGATTATCTTTTTTCTGGTTCTGCGCCGATCAGATATACAAGCCAAACCGGAAACGGTAATACCGGGACTTACGCAACCAACAACTATTTCACGACCGCAACGATCACTGGCTCTGCGTGGGAAGCGTGGAATACAGGCACCTCTGCCTCCGGGTTTGCCTCTACGCTATCCGCATGGCAAGCACTGCCTGGCGGCGAGCCTACCGCGCTCGGCAGCAATCCGGCACTGACGAATACTTTTGCGCTCAACGCGGGATCTCCGTTGATCGCGGTTGGCACGGCGGTTCCGGCCTCGGTCTTCCCCGATCTGGTGGGCAGCCCGTTCGCAGCAGTGCCATCGATCGGCCCGTTTCAGTATTTTGGGCCTAACAACGTTATCGGAGCGACCGCAAAGATTCCGCTAATGGCCAGCAACGCAGCGTCTGACGCAGCAGGCACCACCTACTTTTTGCCTTGCTCGGGGGCTCTCCTCGCAGTCAATACGGGTGAGACGGGTGTCTTCCAGCTCTCGGCGGTCTCAGGGACGCTGCGCAACCTGTATGCCAATCTGGGAACGGCGCCAGGCACTGGCAACACTGCAACAGTGACGGTGATGACCAACACAAGCGCTACACCGTTGACCTGTACGGTATCGGATACGAATACGACCTGTAGCGATATGACCCACACCGCGCCGATCAGCGCAGGGCAGTCATGCAACATCCAGTACGTATTTAGCGCATCGGCGACGGGTTCAAAAATCGGAACCGGGGTTGAGCTGGACACGCAATAAAACTTTTCACGGTAGGGGCGCCCCGCGCAGCATCCCATCCCCAAGCCCGCCCCGCGCGGGCTTTTGCATTTCTAGACCATACAAGCCGCCATCGAGCGGCATTTCATTTACGGGCCCACCCAATGACCAGCCACGACGACACGCAATCCGCCATTGCCGATAACGAGAAGCGTATCGAGGTTCATGAAGCCGTTTGTGCCGAGCGATATCAAGGGATTCTCGATCGCTTCGTGCGAGGCGACCGGCGCATGCAGCGCATCGAGTACGTCCTTTATTTCCTCGCGCTGGTTGCCATTTTCGGGCGGGATGGTGCGCTGAAATTGGTCGAAGTTCTGTTCAAGTAACAGCCCGCTACGCACGGGTTTTTTATTGGGATGTTCGCCATGCAACTCAACGCCGCCATCATCGCTGCCGGGTGCGGCGCGACCATTCTTCGAGCTTCGCAATGGGTGCAGCCATTGCAGGCAGCATGCGAAAAATACTCGATCGCCGCCCCGCTCGACATCGCAGCTTTCCTCGCGACAGTCGGCGTGGAGTCTGGCCGGATGGTCTACACCCGCGAAATATGGGGACCGTCAGAGGCGCAGCACGGTTATGAGGGCCGCGTGGACCTCGGCAACAATCAGCCTGGCGACGGTAAGCGATTCATGGGCCGCGGACTCATTCAGGTTACCGGTCGCCGGAATTACCTGCTCTGCGGCATGGGATTGAATCTCGACCTGATCGCGCATCCGGAGTTGCTTGAGCAGCCGAACGACGCCGCGCTGTCTGCCGGCTGGTTCTGGCACAACAACAAGTTAAGCGCACTCGCTGGTGATTTCCTCGCTGCATCACGCGCGGTCAATCTCGGCAATCCGCATTCGAAGGCCATGCCAAACGGCTACTCCGAACGGCTTGCCCTTTACGGAGCGGCGAAGAAAGCACTCGGAATATCTGTCTGACACATAAGCGGCAATTATCCGCCAAACGAATACCGCCCGCGAGGCGGTTTTTTTACGTCAAAACATGACCGAAAACGCACCCGTTATCCCGCATGAACATCTCGTCAAGGTGACTGACGTCGAGATGGAATATTACCCCGATCACCCGCCGCGAACTGAATCCGCCACGTTCCGACATACGAAGGCAGCGGGACATAAAGTCGGTCTCCGCTGTGCGATCAGCGGCCAGCCGAACCCTGAGTATCACCATATCTGGTGCGAAGAAGCTGACATGGCCGCCGTAGATTGGGTGGCCGTGAAAGCGATCGCAACCGGCGAAATCACCGAGATTCCGGTCCTCGATCCGATCACCGATCAGCCGACCGGCGAGACGTTCCCGGCTGAGCAATCGGCGGTCTGGATGATCTGCAAGATTACCGAGGCGCGTGGCTTCGACTGGCATGCATTCGATCCCGGCAAGCCTGAGACCTTCGTCGACTCGATCCAGAACATGCTACCGCTGGCCGAAAAGTTTCACCGCTCGTCGACGCACGGTATTCACCACAGAAGCCTACCTACATTCGTTTTCCAAGCGTACCCGCGCAAGGCTGGGTTCGTCTTTACCCCGGACGAGATTGTCCAGAAGGAGCAAGCATGAACAAGGCAATTATTAGCGGCGGCCTCACGGTAAGCGCCGCCGAACTCGTTCCAACGGTCGAGTGGGCGCTCAGCGGATTCCGCGGCCCGGTGCCGGCCAATCTGTCGGCACTCATCGCTGGCGCGATCGTGATGTCGCTGCATGCTGGCTACAACTGGCTCGCGGCCCGCTCTGCTGCGAAGTCCGCTCCGGCTGCATGATCCGCATCGCCCTTTGTCTGTTGCTCGGCGGCTGCGTCCAAGTGCT